TTTGGTAAAGCACCTCGCAAGGATGTAAATCCAGATGAAGCAGTTGCTATGGGTGCTGCTCTACAAGGATCAGTACTTTCTGGTGATAATAAAGATATACTATTGTTAGATGTAACGCCACTGTCGCTTGGCATCGAAACAGTAGGTGGCGTAATGGCAAAACTTATTAATAAAAATACTACGATACCTGCAAAGAAAAGTCAGGTATTTAGTACAGCTGACGATGGCCAACCAACAGTAACTATTACTGTGGGTCAAGGCGAAAGAGAATTTATTAATGACAACAAAATGCTCGGTACGTTTAACTTAGATGGTATTGCTCCTGCACCGCGCGGTGTTCCGCAAATTGAAGTAACATTTGACATTGATGCTAATGGAATTCTTTCAGTAAGTGCAAAAGATAAAGGTACAGGCAAAGAACAGAATATTACTATTGAATCAGGCGGTGGACTATCTGAAAGCGAAATTGAACAGATGGTTAAAGACGCCGAAGAAAATTCTGAAAATGACATGCAGCGCAGAAAAATTGTCGATGAAAGAAATAAAACAGAATCAACTGTTTCTCAGCTACAAAAAGACTACAATGAAGTAAAAGACGATTTATCTGAAGATGAGAGAACTGCAATCGAAGAAGCAACTTCAACTTGTTTAGAATCAGCTAAAACTGATGACATTGATAATATGCAAGAAAAAACCAAAGAACTGTTAACAGCAATGGAAGTTGTGTTTAAAATTAAAGCAGAACGAGAAAAGCCAGAAGAACCAAGCGATCTTAATAAAGATGATGCTGAAATTGTAGATGCTGAATTTACCCAAGAATCTTAAATAAATACTAGTGGACGCCTTATTGGGTCCACTATATCTTGCTTATATAAGGAGAAACAAAATGACAAGATTACAAACAATAGACTTCCCTAACTTTCACAGAACCTCAGTTGGGTTCGACAACTTATTTGATCAAATGGAACGTTTTACAACTACAGCAGCTACTAATTATCCACCATACAATTTAATAGAACTCAACGAAAATGAATACTTAATTTCATTAGCTGTTGCAGGGTTTGATATGGATGATTTAGATATTCTAAAAGAAAAGAATGTTTTAAGAATTGAAGGTCGTAAAACAACAATTAATGACAGCAGCATAACCTATTTACATCAGGGTATTGCTGGTCGTAACTTTAAAAAAGAGTTTACACTAGCTGATAATGTCGAGGTTGAAAACGCTACACTTGAATTAGGAATGTTGAATATTCATTTAGTGAGAGAAGTTCCTGAAGCTGATCAGCCAAAAAAAATTAATATTTCAGCTGTTAACACACTTAAATAAATAATAACTAAGTACATTAGGGGGAATAGTTCCCCCTAATAAAAGGATTTAAAAATGACCACAGATATCGACTTAGATATAAAAATAAATGATAAAATTAGAATTAATATTGACGAGCCAAGTCGTTATAAGGTAGTATTCCTTAATGATGATCAAACTCCAATGGATTTTGTTATATCATTAATAACTAAATTATTTAAACATTCAGACGATTCGGCACTCTCAATAACACTTGAAATTCATGAAAAAGGATCTGGAGTAGTTGGTATATACAGTTACGAAATTGCCGAACAAAAATCCGTTGAAGCAACTAACCTAAGTCGTGATAGTGGATTTCCTTTAAGAATCAAGATCGAAGAAGAATGAGTAGATTAAAAGAATTAACACAATCTCAGCATCGCAATGCAGAGAGACAAAAATTTGTTAAAGTGTTAATGAGTGGTAAAATTAATCCTAAACTATATGCTACTTATTTGTGGAACCAACACAAAAAATATGAATTATTAGAAACTCTAGCAGAATCTCATGGAATACTAGATGATCTTCCTGGCGTAAGTAGGCATTTAAAAATTGAACAAGATTTTAATGAACTATGGGGTCAAGATGAATTACCTACTATAGTACCTAGCACTACGGAATATATTCTGCATATGAAAGAAATTATGCAAGATCCAATATCACTAACTGCTCATATATATACACTACATATGGGGGACCTAAGCGGCGGACAGATGATAGCACGTAAAGTTCCAGGGTCAAAACAGATGTATAATTTTGCCGGCGACACTACAGCATTAAAAGAAGCTATTCGAAATAAGATCACAGACGATATGGCATCTGAAGCAATCTATGTCTTTGAATCTGCAACTAAGTTATTTCAGGAATTAATGGAGTTAGATATTGAGCACTATATGGAATAAACTTATTGATTGTCAAAATCAAATTATTGATTTACTTGATAGCAATGCTAATGAATATATCGAAGTAGGACTAGGTCAATTTAATCGAGATAATTGGGTTAATCGAACCTGGGTTAACTCTCATATCCGCCGAGCACATATTGATGTAGTTGATGCAAGAGACACTAAAGGACTATGGATGATGCATGTCTGTATGTTTCCTATTACTAATAATAGTGGGCCTATTTACGGGTTTGACGTAATTGCAGGCAAAAATAAGATCACAGGTGCATTCCACGATTTTAGCGAAACAAGTGGCGGGATAGATCATCCAATGATTCAAGGATTTGAAGAAAGCGTACGAGATTATATTCCAACTAAAAAAAGAGTACTACCTGAATGGGCAAGTAATATTTTTACAGAATGGATGATTTCTGCTAGTAATGTTAGTAATGAAGAAGAAGTAGATCAAATTATTAATATTGTTTTATCTAACACTCGTTATTATTTAGAAGAAATTCCTAAATATTCTATATATCAAGATGTCTTAGATATCGATTACACTAAAAAAATGCATAACTATTATTGTACAAATCAACAGATGAATCCTCACACACCAGCTGTAATGAAAAGTCTTGGATTACCCGAAACTGACGTAGAAATATTTTGTAGAGACTTATTATTCCCTAAACTATAGCTAAATATTAGCATGAATTTACCAATATTAATTATCATGCTAATATTTATAGGATCATTAACACATGCAAGTGAGTTAGGCTGGGGATTTAAAAGTCCAGCATTTCACTACGGCAATGGATATTCAACACACGTACTAAGTGTTGAACAATTACAATATAATAGACGTGAAGACCGCCGAAAAGATGCTGAATCTGCTGCAAGAGCAGCAGAGCGTGACGGCGACAACTCAATACTTTCAAAATTTATGCGTAACTTAGAAAGCAGAATTTATGCAACAATGAGTAAACAACTTGTTGATGCTATGTTTGCTACTTGCGATGCAGATGATGCAGAATGTGTTCCGCCTGATAGCGGAAGTGCTAATATCGAAGGTGCTGAAATAACCTGGGCTAAAAATTCTGATACTGGCGAAATTACTATTATTGTAGACAGCGAAGACGGATACACTGAAATTACAATTCCAGGTACAGGGGAGTTTGCATTTTGAAAAATATAATCATTATGCTAGTTATATTCAGTCTTGCCGGTTGTAGTAGCTGGAGACAAGCACGAGCAGTTAAAAAAACAGTAGGTCCAGCGAGAGTACAAACGGCCCCTGAACAAATACGATTAGACGCTGTTCCTGAACTTGATGCTAAAAAGATGACTATTGCTGTTTATAATTTTTTAGATAAAACGGGCCAGCGTAAACCTGCAGACAAGATAGCAAATCTTAGTAGTGCAGTTACACAAGGATCTGAAGTATGGGTAATTAAAGCATTACAGGAAGTAGGAAATGGAACTTGGTTTGAAGTTGTAGAGCGTGTTGGCATGGATCATTTGATTAAAGAAAGACAGCTAATAAGAAACACTAGAGACACGTATGAAAAAGAAAAACCACATGGACCAACTGCCCTTAAGCCAATGATGTTTGCAGGCCTTTTACTTGAAGGAGGCATTGTTGGGTATGATAGTAATGTGTCAACTGGCGGAGTTGGAGCACGGTATTTAGGATTAGGAATTCAAGACGAATACAGAATTGATTATGTAACTGTTGTAATGAGAATAGTAAGTGTTAGTACCGGAAGAGTACTGTTTAGTGTAGCAACTGAAAAAACTATTGCTAGTTATCGTTCAGGAACTGATGTATTTAAATTTTTTGACATGGGGACTAAGGCTGTCGAAAGTGAAATTGGTTGGTCAATTAACGAACCAGTAAATTACGCTGTAAGGGCAGCTATTGAAGCTGGAGTAGTTGAGATGGTTTACGAGGGAGAAAGAAAGGATCTTTGGAAGTTCAAAGAATTTAGGTAGTAGCAATGAAAATAATAAGAACAATAGGAATTGCTGCCTTAATATTATTCGGATCTAATTTATTCGCAAATGAAATTTACATTGAACAAGTTGGTGACACATTAGATTTAGATATAACACAAGATGGGCAAGATAATGAAGTTGGGGATAGCACACAAGATGCTATGTTAAATGGCGACTCAATGACATTTGAAATTACACAAACAGGTAATTTAAATACAATTGACGCAATTATCGGAGGCAGTACTTATACCGGTACATGGGCATTTACTGGCGATTCTAATAACGTTGATATGAAATGTGATTCAACAAGTGGAGTTAATTGTAACAATGTAACAGTTAATATCACAACAACCGGCGATGATAATACATTTGATATTTTTGCCGGAGAAACAAACGATGCACAAAATTTAATAGCTGCATTTACAGTATTGGGTGACGGAAACGTTATACAATCTGAAATAGATGGCACTAATGCTGATGTTACAATCACTGTAGATAATAGTAGTACAACTAGTTCAGCAACATTAACTGATTTAGTTTCGGGCAATAGTACCGACGCTGGAGGAAATTTAATTGACATAGATATTAGTGGTAACGGTGATACTGGTGGTCATGCAATTACATTAGATATCACAGGTGGCGGCAACTTAATTGACATTGATCAAAGTGGAATAAACGATAATAAAGTTAATTTAGAAATGACAGGTGATGATGGCTCGGTTAATATTATTCAGTCTGATTAATTTATTTTGGTTGTCTTCTATATTAGTTGCAGCAACTGACTCCGCTGGACAAATTGGAAAAATACGAGGGTCAGGAGTTCTTGAAAGAGGCAATGACGTAGTAGTTGGTGATAAAGGAATTGGTGTACAAAGCCTTGACACTGCTGTAACAGCACAAGGCACTATGCAAATTGACTTTATTGATGATACTAGGGTTGATTTAACAGAACATAGTCGACTATTAATTGATGAATTTGTATACGACCCAGCCAACGGAATAGGTAAATTAAGTATTAAAGCAAGTCTTGGAGGAATTAGATATGCTAGTGGCCAAATTGCTAAAAACTTTAGACAAAATGTTAATATAAGAACTCCAAGTGCAACTATTAATGTTCGTGGCACAGATTTTGCAATGGTAGTTGACGAACTTGGAGGATCAATGATAACATTATTACCAAGTTGCAATGATCAAGGTGTGTGTTATACAGGAGAAATTGAAGTTGAAACTGATGCCGGTATGGTTATAATGAACCAATCATTCCAATCAACTATGACTAGCACTAGCAACCACCCACCGTCAAAACCTTTAATACTTGATATCGAAGAACACAATCTTACACAGTTATTAATTTTAAGAAAACGTACTCCTTATGAAGACGAAGAAGCTGAAATTATGCGCAAGGCAAGGGCACAGTATGATTTCTTAGGTATAGATATGTTAGAATTTGATGGGTTAGATGCTGATGCGCTTCAAGACAGTATTGACGGAATTTGGTCAACACAGCTTGATGAAACAGATTACATTTTTGCCGATGTACTATATGATATGCTTGATGCATTAAATGCAGCACTTATGGCTAGACTTAGTAATGAATTAGATATACAAAATTCTTTATTTTTTAAGCAATACCAAACCGGCATAGATTTAACAACAGGAATACAATTAGAAGAATGGGAAGGTAGTTGGGAGATTAGTCGAGAGGATAATGGAAGCGATAATTATTTTAGATTACGACTTGATCAAAATTACGGATATACTATTGATATGGAGCAACAAGATTTTGAATACTATGATTACAGGTTGGGCACAACCACTGGCAATAGTATTACTATTATTCAACGCGAATGGTAGTTATGCAAATGATATCTATATTAAGCAAGTTGGAGATAATACTAACTTGACTATAGATCAAGACGGCCAGGATAATACTATAAGCCATCTTCATAATAGCACAGCTAAAGCTACACTGCATGGAAATAATCAAGATAATTCTTACACACAAACAGGTGATAATAATAGTATAGGATTATATCAAAGCGCCGGAAATGGACAGCAAACAATTAGTCAAACTGGTGATAGAAATATTGCTGTGGCAGATAGTCACGGTAATAATGCAAAGATTATTTTAACACAAACTGGCAACGACAATACAGTATATGCCGAACTAGGTAACGGCGGCGACTATGATCAAACTATTACAGTCTCACAAGACGGGGATGATAACGAAGCATATGTAGAAGTTAATGGCAATGATAACACTATTACAATTGATCAAGATGGTAATAATCATAGTACTAGTGGTATAAACAGTACACCTATTACTGGCGATCGTAATACTCTTATAGTTACACAAAATGGTTCGCAATACGAACAATTTGAAGGTATGCTAATTGGAGATGATAATACTATTGATGTGTACCAAGGTGGCAGCGGCGAAAGTAATTTCCTCAAAGGCAAAGTAGTTGGCAATAACAATAGTGTAACATCGTGGCAAGGTAAGAAAATTGACGGCACTACTGACTTAACAGAAGGTGGTGACCACGAAGCATACATTACAGTTACAGGCGATAATAATACATACCACTCAGCACAAACAGATGAGTCAACATTTTGTTGTAGTAATAAGAACCACCTAGCAGACATTGTTACTGGTAATAGTAACACAGTAGTACACGACCAACGTGGTAATGGCGCACATATGGGCTTTATAGAAGTTACAGGAGATAGTAATGATGTTGATGTATTACAGCGTGGCGGGCAAGGCGATCATTTTTATGATCTAGTATTAGATGGCAACAGTAATTCAGTTACAAGTATACAAAAAGGTAACGGTGCTCATAGTACGACACTTGACCTTACTAATAATGGCGGCGAGTATACTGTAAACACAACACAAGATAGCGTAAATAATCAATCATATTCAATGACAGGTAGTTGTACAAATATGGCAGGTTGTTCTGTTTCGATATTACAAAATTAAAGGGTATTACAAATGATTTTAGGACTAGCACTTAGCACACACTTAGGAGTAATTAACGAATATAATAACATACATCCACATATCCGATTTTTAGAAGGTAGTACAATAAGTGGTGTATATTATAATAGTATTAATAAATTAAGCTGGTATGGAGGAATTAGTATACCAGCTACTGAAAACTTTAGTTTTGAAATTGGGGGTGTAACAGGATATACAACATTTGATAAAGTTTCTCCATATATAAGAGGCGTATATAATACAGAAAATTTAAAAATGTTTATAGCGCCAGCATACGAACGCAATAGGGCAGGCAATGTAAACACTGGTATTGTTATAGGTATTGAGATACCTATAGGAAAATAATAAATACTATTGAGGGCAACACATGATAGATCCAATCACGGCAATATCTGCTGCTACGGTAGCGTTTAGTACTGTTAAAAAATTTGTAAATGCAGGACAAGATTTTGAGAACGTAGCAAAGCAACTAGGCAAATGGTACACAGCATCAGCTGACTTTCGTTATGCGCAAACGTCTCAAAAAAAGCCTCCTATATTTAAAAAAATATTACAAGCTCGTAGTGTTGAAGAAGAAGCTTTTAATCTATTAATACATGAAAAGAAACTGATGGAACAAGAAAAAGAACTTGCAACCTTGTTAAACTATCGATTTGGCTGGGGCACTATGGAAGAACTTAAAGAAATGCGCCGTAAGATTCGAAAGCAACGTGAAGCAACTGTGTATAAGCAAGAACAACAAAGGAAAGCATTTCTTGATACTCTTGCAATTGTTGTATTAGCAGTCTTAGCAGCAACAGCACTAGGAGCAATTGTGTTTATAATTGGAGTAGGAACTGGAAAATGGTAACATGAAATCTGTATTTTTATTAGTAGTAATGATAGGAATGTCAAACCCAACAAAAATTAGCAATGATACACACTACAATAATATTTCTGAATGTATACATGTTGCCAAAGAGATAAGTAAACAGAGTACGTATTCATCTGCGCCAATAGAATTTAGGACATGGGCGTATTGCGTTCCAATTAATATACAAAATGAATAACTAAAAGGAAGTTAATATGCATAAAATTATCTTTTCGTCTGTCTGGAGTGTATTATTATTATGTGTATTAAGTTATGTATATCTGTCAAATCCTAATTTTTTAGAAAGTATTCGATTAAAATATTTTGATACATTAATTATAAATCAAACTCCTGTACAAAATAACATTTACACAGTAAACATCGACGAACCAAGTTTAGAGGCATACGGTCAATGGCCGTGGCCAAGAGGCGATTATGCTAGCCTTATAGAGGATTTATATGCCAGAGGCGCTGGACTTGTGGTGTTTAATGTGTTAATGTCAGAGAATGACAGATCGTCTCAAGATGATGTACTTGCATTAACCATGCAGAACTATCCTGTTATAGTAACAATGCTAGGTTCTGCAAAAGATAAAAATACTCCAATTAATCCAGGCGCAGCAATTATAAATCCAGAACACATGCACATGATTCCTAATGCTCCGGGTATTATTGCAAACGTTCCGGCTATTGAAAATAATGCATATGGTAGTGGTATAACAAATACATTTGCCGAAATTGATGGAGTAACACGCAGAGCTCCGTTAATACTAGAATCAAACAGCACACTATATCCAAATGTAACAATGGAAGTACTACGTGTACTAGCAGGTGATCCTAGCTTCCAAATCAAACTAAATGAGTTAGGAGTAGACAAACTACGTATACCACAATTTGGATTCCTACAAACAGACACAGTTGGAAGAGTGTGGATTGATTGGAGCCAACAAAATATAAAAGCAAGTGCTGTAGAGTTACCTGATGATTTTGCTGGTGCTGTAGTATTTGTAGGTCCTACTGCTGCTGGCATTACACAACCAATTGCTACAGCTAAAGGAAGTATATTTCCACATGAATTACAAGCTACACTATTAGGTACAGTTTTTAACAAATCTAATATAGTAAGACATCCTGATGCAAAGGCATGGGGTGAAATCGCTGCATTTATTATTGTAGGAATTACAATGATATTAATTGCCCGTTGGACATACATAGGTATAGCCTTCTTTGTAGTGTCCGTGGGCGGCAGCATTGGTTTTTCTTATTGGATGTTTGCTGAGCACCTAATATTAATTGATGGATTTATTCCTGCTGTGTTTTTAATTACTGTAGGACTAGCAAGATATATACCTAAGTTCTTAGATGAGTTTTTACAAAAACAAGAAATTAAAAAACAGTTTGCAGGGTATGCATCACCAACAGTGGTGCGTATGCTACAGGAAAATCCTGCACTAATCAAAGAAGGTATGAAGAAAGAAGTTAGCATTGTGTTCAGTGATTTACGTGGCTTCACTCCATTAGGTGAATCATTTGGCGACGATGTAAAAGGACTAACAAAGGTTATGAACTCATACATGGATGCAATTACGCAACCAGTATTAGATATGGATGGAATGATAATTAAGTACATTGGTGATGCTAGTATGCACATACACAATGCACCTATAGATGATCCTGAACATCCAAAAACCGCAGTACAATGCGGTCTTGACATGCTTAAAGCAGTGGAGTTATTTAATGAGAAAATTACAGCAGAAGGTAGGCCACCCGTTGGTATGGGGGCTGGCATTAATACTGGTCTTGGTTATTTGGGCGAGATGGGAAGTACACAGCGACACAGTTATGACGTCCTCGGAGATTCTGTTTCAACAGCAGCACGAATAGAAAGTAAATGTAAAGAATATGGATGTGTCCTGCTTGTTGGTGATGCTACATATCAGCAAACTAAAAATAACTTTTTCTATTTAAAAATAGATGACTTAGCAGTCAAGGGCAAAACTATAGGAATTGGAATATGGACAGTGTTAGATGTTCAAAAAACTCCAGCGCAACGCAAAAGCCAAGAGATGCATCAACGTATGCATCAAGCATATAGATTACAAGAATTTGACGAAGCAATTGACTTGTGTAATAAACTTATGCGACATTTTGATGCTAAGTTAGAAGGATATTATAACATGTGGATAGAACGTTGCAAATTTCAAAAAACACAAGATTTGCCGGAGTCGTGGGATGGAATCTTTATTGCCCAAACTAAGTAAGTTTTCGTAGCAACTTCTAAATAAATAAAACTATAGTTATTTGTGAGAGGATTCGTGTTTTAATAATAATGCGTTAACTTCGTCGGTCTTAACTAGCCATCCGCCATTATTTACAATAAACACATCGCCAGGTTTGTACAAAGGATTATCTTTAAATCCAGGATTACCTTGTTTGTCAAGTCCCATAACTTCGCCTGGCCAGTCTCCTTCAACTCTAAAACTACTACCAGCTTGGGTTATATTATAATCCATCCATATCATGATGGTTCTCCTAACGCAATTTTGTCTGAATATTTTAAAGCAAACACAGTATGATCTCTGCCTTTGTCAATGTCTACATAAATATCACAACGGCAATATATGTCACTGGGCAATGTTTGACTGTTGGTTCTTAGATAGACTAAATTAAATCCATCTTGATTACATTGTTTAGTAAGTTCTTCACCTAACTCTCGACGTATCCATAAAGGTTCTGAATTTGTGTTAACATGCGACCATTTATATTCACAATTTCCTAAATAATATCTCATATTATTATTTATAAATTACAAATTTATTTTCCAGTACTATCGAATTCTGCCGAAGAGTGTTTGTATTCATCTACTAGACGTTGTAATTCGTCTTCACGTTGTGGATTAAGTTTTGCTCTATATTCTAAAACCATACTTAGTTTACTGTTTAGTCTAATTAGATCGTTGTCTAACATACGTACACGATCAACAAGTCTAATTAATGTACCCATTGTTTCGCCAATTACAGGATCAATAGTTTCAGTAACCCACTTCCATATAAAGAATATAAAATAGCCCATGCCAACAGCGGCAATTATTGGAAATCCGTAATCACTTACTATTTTTGCAAGATCAATTTCGGCCATATCTACGAACCAAATGTATTTACTAATGCAGGGCCAAATACACTAGCTGCATAACCTAGTGCAACAATAGCAATTACACCAACAGCTAACCATTTCATCTTAAAGTCGTCAACATTCATTTCTATGGCTATAAGTTCATTACCTAAAATTCTTACTGCTACTTCAAGTTTACCTCTATTATCAGTCACGTCTGGCATCTTCTTTCCCTTCATTTGCTGCTATCCTATCTATATTAGGCCTAACATTTAATGCATAACTTAGTAAAGCATCTATTTTTACTAAATCATTATTCATAGTTTGTACTCTGTTATCTAGACTTCCAATAATGTTCTTCAGTGTAGTTACTGAATCTGTGACGCCTGCTAATATAAATTTAAGTGTTAAAAAAACAAAGCCGCCAGCAGCAATAGCGCCTGCTATTGGAAATCCTATATCTGTTACTAAACTTAAAAAATCCATTCAGTTCCTTAGTACAATGTACATAATATAATCATTATTCCAATCAGTAGCCCAACAATAAAGCCAATAGGCAATGCAGCAATCAAACTACATTTTTTTTTGTCGTGTGTCCATTGTTGCATACTATCTTGCGCACCTCACGCTCTACGCTACTATTTATGCAAACGGATAAATATTTCATTAACTTGCAGAAAGGAAACAAGCTTGATAAAAGATTATAATGTTAATGAAATATTTTCAGATATAGATGGAGATAATGACAATATTTTAATGACAATACCGCCTGAGATATTAGAAAAAATGGATTGGGTACCTGGAGATATATTAAAAATCTCTCAAGACGATAATGGTTCTATTACTATGTCAAAGAAAGATTTAGATGGCAAAGAATAGTGATATTATAGAAGTTGAAGGCGAAATTACAGAAGTTTTGCCCAACCAAACATTCAAAGTAGAACTAGACAATGGACATAATGTGATATGCTACACCGGCGGTAAGATGCGACAATTTCGTATTAGACTGGTTGCAGGTGATCGAGTAAAACTTGATATGACGCCTTATGATTTAGACAAAGGTCGAATAACTTTTAGATTATAGATTGACATCTAGTATGGTTTCTGCTATAGTATGCTTGTTGAAACTATTAGAGACAGTATAATGATTACAGTTAATGGCGCTACAACTTCACAACACGATTATGCCGAAAGTATGGCTATTTTTGTTTGTCGTAAATTTAACATCTATCCAGAGATTGAAATTAATTTTCGTAGACTAACAAACGATCAATCAGTTGGCGGGTGTGTACAACTTGACGACGGCGAGTACGAGATTGATATAAAACGTAGTTTACGTCTACGAGAGATGCTGACTACACTAGCCCATGAGCTAGTGCATGTAAAACAATATGAGCATGGTGAATTAACTCAAACTAGTAATCGAGGATGCGATTACTGGGATAGACCTAGTGAGATTGAAGCACATGGTAGAGAACATGGGTTGTTTATTATGTGGGCAGAAGAACATAATTTATCTCACAAAAAATGGACACAAAGAGGATTAGAAAAACATGGTTGACTTGCTAGTATCTGTATGCTAGTGTAGATTAAATACTTAGGCAACTTAGAAAGGCACACAATGTTTAAACAAGGCATCGATCTTAATAAAGTGGTTCAGTTAACCACTGTTGCTACACAAGAAGCACTTGCTATAGCATGTGCAGCACAACGTATTAATCGTTCATACATCAAGGAAACACGTAGGTTTAGCGAAGTAGAAAACAACACAAAATTTTCAAACAAAGAGATTGTGAAGTTTGCTTTCCACAAAGATCCGCAATATTTGCCATCTGACTATGTACGTCCTACTCCTACTGAAGAAGACTATATTCAAGTAGCTGAAATTCAAAAATGGATGAAGCGTTATGTAATGCTAGGACTTGGTAACTTGGACAACTTTAAAAGTGACATGGTTGACGCTGTATCACAGGACACTGTGTCTGCTGACAATCTAGGTCGTGTTGCATTTATTCCAGAGTTTGTAAAACGTGACCAACACGAAAGTAGTCTAAAGAAAGAGATACGTACTGAGTATCGCAACAGTCAACACTTGGGTAAAGAAAAAGACGTAATTGAAGGTGTTGTAAAAATTCTCGACAAGCGTTATAGTTCACAGTGGGAATCATACAACTATGTTGCTGTAATGGACGGAAACCTTTTATCATTCATGAATAAATATGATTATAACGTAAACGACATGAAACGAGTAAAAGGTAAAGTAAAGTCTCAGACAAAAAACAGACTGTTTGATGCAAACGAAACACGGCTCAACTATGTAAAAATCTGCAAAGTATAAAGGAACAGTATAATGTTTATAAATGAAATGTATCTTTGGCTACTAGGAACTGCTGCGATCTTTACAGTGTTTGGATATCTAATTGATAAAGATAAGATTACAAAGGATATTATTGGATCAGTTGTTGATGACTTGATCGAACAAGGATTTCTTAAAACTGAACAAAATGATGTAGATGACGAAGTTATCTTAGTTAAGTGGCCTGATGATTAAGATACAATGCAAGATTCCTAGATCAGTGTATCTAGCATGTTCAGGTGGAATTGACAGCATGGCCTGCCTTAATTTTCTTAATCGTAATCACAATGTAACCGTACTGCATTACAATCATGGCACAGCCCATGCAGATAAAGCACAACGGTTTGTAGAAAACTATTGTCAAAAAAACAATATCAACTATCTGTTAGGAGGAGTAAAAGGAACAATTCCTCCAGGTCGTAGCAAAGAAGATTTTTGGCGAGAGCAACGGTATAAATTTTTTGATAACTTTACTGACAAGCCATTAATTACATGCCATCATCTTGATGACTGTGTTGAAACTTGGATCTTTAGTAGCTTACACGGAACAGGAAAATGGATACCATATAGACGTAATCATATTATTCGGCCATTTAGACTTACTCGAAAACGAGACTTTGAACTTTGGTTAAACTTAAATAACATTGATTATATTTCGGATGACAGTAATAATGAATTATGCTACAATCGTAATTATATTAGACACCAAATGATGCCACATGTGCTACACGTAAATCCAGGAATCTATAAAACACTGTATAAGAAAGTTGTAAATGAAGTTGCCTAAATTATTAGTAATTGGCCATGGTAGACATGGCAAAGACACAGTATCAGATATACTATGTGATAACTTTAAATTAAGTTTCATATCAAGCAGCATGTTTGCCTGCAACCGATTTATATACAATGACTTAAAATCTAAGTACAATTATACAACACTAGAAGAATGTTATAGCGATCGTCATAATCATCGAGCTGAATGGTATAATGCTATATCAAGTTTTTGTGAACATGATCCAGCTAAGTTGGGTAAAGCTATTTTTTCAGAACATGATATTTATTGTGGACTACGAAACGTAAGAGAATTTGATGCAATGCGTGAACAAAATGTTTTTGATGCAGCAATTTGGGTAGATAGGTCAGAACATCTACCAACAGAAGATTCAAGCAGTATGACACTAAACAAAGAGATGGCAGACTACGTTATCAACAACAATGGCACACTTGATGAATTAACATCTAAAGTATACGATACATATAATAATATTTTAAAGGAATTAAATAATGACTGAAAAAGTAATAACTAGAATGCAGCAATTATGCGAACCAATTGATAGACAAATTATGATGTGTAATGATCATAAAGATGGGTTAATGCTAGCATGTGCAATGTTAGAAAAAGTAAAAACTATCTTAGACACACATATTGGTGAGAAAGGTCGGAAACAGATTATTTCTGAAGCTAACAAATAATGGACATTAATACTCACGGTTTTGAAAAAGAAGAAAATGAACATGCTGGTGTAAAACAAGTATATAACGATATTACACCACGCCAGCCTCAGTCTGAAATGGTTGTTGCACTTAAAAAAATGGCTGGTAATAAATACCTTTTCAAATGCATAGATAGTTTTGAATGGAAAGCTGCTGAGTATATTATTGAACTTGAACAACAACTAAGAAATGAAAAAGAAATAAACGATCATTTATGGAAATCACTGACACAGATTGAAAAACAACGAGACTACGCATTAGAAGAACTATCTAAAAAATGACACAAGATGATCGAGATTTTATAATACAGTCAGTTAATAAATTACTAAATATTCCAGTAAGATGTTTAACTACAGCTGAAATATCTCGTTTGAAAAATTTACTAAGAACATTAAGATAAACGTAAGACTAAATATTACTTAATTAGTAGGAGACTGTTATGAGTCATAAGAATGTCAATTTTGAAAAAACACTAAGCGATGACGATTACGGATTAATTGTTGGCGAAGACGGAACACTAAAAGGTATATGGGTACCTAGACATAAAGAACATATGGAAATACCCGAAGAAATTGCTAATCTATGTATTACAAAATTTAACCTAGATCCAAACGATGAATTAAATTATAGTACTACTTAAAAAGGATATGTAAATGATAACAGTTGCTCAATTAGCAGAACTTGCAAAAGAAGCACAATTAAATGACCCGATCGATTGGGGAGACTTACCAATCGAAGAACAAGCAACATTTGAATTAATGGCATCAAGTGTAGTTGAACAGTTTAACGAATTACCCCCTGACCAACAATTATGGATTGCCATGGGTACTATTGTAAAACTATTAGTCGAAAACTTTGTCTTAAATTTAAAACTAAATTCAAAAGGTTAATATAAAAATGAAAAAACATCACAATGACTTTACGTATACTCAATGGAGTAGTCGAAAGAATCCTAATAGAATTCTTTGGCAAGTATTGCTTGCAAAGCAAGAAGTTGTTACAACTTGTACAACCGAAATTAAAGCAATTGATATGTGCAAAGAGTTAAATAATGATCGCTGGTACTTACTACGTGGTCAAACTCGAGCCGATAGAGTTGCTAGTTTTGGTTGACAATTAATACTTTAGGTGTTAATATAAACATAAAGCGCCATTGGTGGAATTGGTAGACACGCCAGATTTAGGTTCTGGTTCTTTACGGAGTGGGGGTTCAAGTCCCTCATGGCGCACCAAACAAAGGTAGATAAAATATTGCAAGTTTCGGCTCTTAAGACTTATGATGCACTAACTTATACACATTGGCATCCAATTTATAACTGGGGGCCGTGGACACTTGCTGGAGAAAATCCAGAGTTTTTTACATTTAATAATATACGACATGACTGGATTAATAAGTTTGATAAAGCAATTATTGAACATGTTGCCGAAAGAGGAGTAGCTGTACAAGCTGGAGGGTGGCAAGGAGTATATCCATTTTTACTATCAACTATGTTTAATCTAGTATATACCTTTGAGCCTGACCCTTTAAATTTCTTCTGTTTAAATAAAAATTGTCAACAAGACAATGTTTTAAAATATCAAATGGGCCTAAGTGATGCTCCAGGATTAAGACAATTTGAAGTTGTTAATGCTCCTGCATATAATTGTTTATCTACTGGACAACATCGATTTGTTGGGCCAGATCCATATATGAATAATATACAAATTGAAAAAACTATTGATGTACAAGCTATGCCGCTTGATAGTTTTAATTTACCAAGACTAGACCTTCTTATACTTGATACAGAAGGATTTAATTTAGAGTGTTTAAAAGGTGCCGAGCAAACTATTGTAAATAATAATGCAGTGATTATATCTGAAAATAGTCATAACGAAATAAATTCAAGTCAAGAATTTGCGTATTTACAATCACTAGGTTATAAATGCTGGGGAAGTTTACAAAGCTATCATAATGATGGTAATAATGATGACTGGTTATGGAAAAAATAAGGAGAAGGTATGACAGAAGATGAAATTAGAAAAGAACTAAACAAACAGATATCTGAACATTTTCATATACAACGAACTAAGAATTTTCAAAAGAATATCAGTGATTCACAATCACGAAGTAGACAAATACAACAATTAAACAAAAACAAGGAACTAAAATGAGACAATGGATTTATGAATCTTGGAATAGCGTTATGGACGCTAATGTCAATCCACTTAGAAATATTCCAAATTTACAGGTTAGACATCTAATAATGCAAATTCTTGCATGGATGTGGGTTTCTATATGTTCTCTCTATATGGGGAGCGTTATGTTTTGGGGAATTAACGCAATTGCACATACATTTTTACTTGGAGCAATTGTAATTACAGTCGGTACATTTGATGCCGCTAAAAGAAATCCCACAGTCTTTAAACGACTCGACGGATACAATGGCCGTAGAAACAACGGCGAACACGATTAACAAAAGGAAAGGTAGGTTAATGAATACACTAAAAAACATTTTAACTATTGCATTTTTATCAATAGTAACATTTTCAACTGCATATGCAGGATCTGATAAAGTAAAGGTAGGGTTCGTATATGTCGGACCAACTGGCGATCATGGATGGACATATCGCCATGACATTGGCAGACAAGATGTAGAAGCACATTTTGGCGATCAAGTCGAAACATTTTTTGTCGAAAGTGTAAGTGAAGGACCAGACGCAGAAAGAGTCATTAATGCTATGGTTTTACAAGGTGCAGACATTATCTTCACAACATCGTTTGGATATATGGAAGCTACACTAAAAATGGCTAATCGTTATCCACATGTAAAGTTTGAACATGCTACTGGATATAAGCAAGCAAAGAATATGTCAAGCTATGGGTTGCGACTATATCAAGCTAGACACGTTCAAGGTGTTATTGCTGGCCTAATGACTAAATCAAATAAGATTTGTTATATTGGTGCTTATCCAATTCCAGAAGTAGTTCGTGAAATTAATACGTATTTCATGGGTGCTCGACGAATGAATCCTGAAGTTGAAATGGATATTATTTGGGTAAACACTTGGTATGATCCGGGCAAAGAATCAGATGCAGCTAAAGTGCTAATGGCACAAGGTTGCGATATGGTTGCACAACACACAGACTCACCGGCTCCTATGCAAGCCGCAGAGCAACAAGGTAAGTTTGGTTTTGGTCAAGCATCAGATCAAATTGCATTTGCTCCAGAAGCACAATTGACTGCAACTATCGATAACTGGTCACCTTACTACATTCGTAAGGTTCAAGCTGTTATTGATGGTAATTGGGAAAGCGAGAACTATTTTGGTCATATGAATGAAGATGTTGTTCAAATGGCACCATTTACTAATATGCCAGATGATGTTCGAGCTATAGCAGCCGATGTTATGCAACAAATTAATGATGGTGAATATTTTGCTTTCACTGGACCAATCAAAGACCAAGCAGGCGAAATACGTATTCAAGCTGGTGAAGTAGCTACTGATGGCGAACTAAATAGCATGAATTATTATGTTGAAGGAATCACTGCTCGATTCCCTGACTAATTATAAACTAACAAAGTAGTGGCCACTTAATGGCCACTACTACTACTATGAAAGGAATAATATGACTAAAATTATTGAATTCCCACAATTATCAAATCTTGATAAACAATATATAGAATTAGAAAATCAACAAAAACTAATTAATGATCAAAAACAATTGATTAAGCAAATTGAAGAACAGAAAGAAAATAAAAATGATTCCAGTAATTGACTTTAAATCCTCGTATGCAGACCAACACATTGAAGATGCATATACTAGTACCGGATTTGCTGTTTTTACCAATTGCTTAACCAATACCGAACAATCTGATATAAATTGTTGGTTTGATGAAATGAAAAATTTCTTCGAACTTGATCTTAAAATTAAAAACAGATATCCATACGAAGGTGATACTAATTTAGGATATAGTATTATGGGAGCCGAAAATGTTGATCCCACTGCCCCTAAGGACATGAAAGAAAGTTTTAATTATAACAATCAACGTATGCCAGAACATTTGTGGCCAACTGAATTACCAAACTTTAAATCAACAGCACTCGAAAGTATTAGTGTAGCTGACAAACTTACACTTAGGATACTTGAACGGTTTGATCAAATACTCAAATGCGGAACTACATTAGTTGATGCGCATTTAAAACCTTTTAATACTACAAGAGTAATTCATTATCCAGCATATGATGGTCATATTAACGACCGTCAAATGAGAATTGGAGAACACAGTGACTACGGAACTATTACATTGCTTTGGCAAATTAATGACGTACCTGGATTGGAGGTACAAGATATTAAAGGTAACTGGCATCCTGTTCCTTATGCTGATAATGGTGTGGTTGTAAACATTGGTGATTTATTACAACGATGGACAAATAATTATTTTAAATCAACTAAACATAGAGTTGTAAACAGTCATATACACTTGCCACGTTACAGTATGCCACATTTTGTAGATCCTACACCCGGAACTATAGTAGAAAACTTACGCTTTCACGAAGCGCCACACTATCCGCCAATTGAATCAAAAGAATATTTAATGTGGCGACTTGCCCAAAGCTATTAAAAAGGATAACCAATGTCAACTGACGAAGATTTTTTTAAACAACACAACTATGCAGTAGTAAGAAATTTTCTTACCAAGGATTTTACTGAGTTTATTTACAATTATTGTTTATTAAGGTCTGGTAGAGCAAGTTTATTACTAAACAATAATTATGAATATTACCGATCAGAAACTGACGGCGGATTTAATGATCCGCAGGTGATTGATACATATTCCTGTTATGCTGATAGTGTAATGGAAACATTATTAGGCAAGGCTGCTCCGGTACTAGAAGAAACTACCGGACTTCAGCTAGCGCCAACTTATTCTTACTGGCGGCTATACAAAAATGGTGATATCTTAGAAAGGCATAAAGATAGACCATCGTGTGAAATTTCAACTACACTGTGTATAGGTTATGAAAATGACGACAACACATATAATTGGCCAATGTGGGTTGATAGCTCAGGTGAAGTTGGAAATACAGGAACTCCGGTATATCTAAATCCTGGAGATATGATAGTGTACAGAGGAGAAGACATCGAACATTGGAGAGAAAAATTCCAAGGCACAAGACATGCCCAGGTATTTTTACATTATAATGATGTTAACGGTCCTTACGGAACAAACAATCTGTTTGACGGTAGAATGTCGTTAGCAGTACCTCCTGGTTTTAAAGGAAAACTTAGATGACTATACGAAGTTTAACCCATATAGTATATAAAGACGTTTTTGATCAAGATCTTATTGATTTAACTCATAAACTTGCACCTGCTATTGAAACTGCTACATGTACTGACAATCTTAGCCAACGTAATAGTGATATAAGTTGGATTGAAATATCTGAAAAAACAGGACCATTGCTACAAGTTATATCTAAAGTAGTACAAACAGCAAATAATAAGCATTGGCATTTTAATATCGACCTCTTAGAACCATTACAATTTACACGATACGATGGCAACAAAGAGCAAAATTATAGATGGCATACTGATAATCATTTAGATATTACTCGAGACACTATACGCAAAGTAAGTTTTACAATTTTACTTAATGACGATTTTGAAGGCGGCGAGTTTGAAACAGAAAACGGGGCCCCTGATAAACTCGATCGCATTCAGGCAGCAACTCTCAATAAAGGTGATATGATTGTGTTTCCAAGCTATGTATTTCATCAAGTTAAACCAGTAACCAAAGGTATACGTTATAGTTTAGTTGGATGGATACACGGTCCGCAATGGCATTAAATAAAGGTTGACATCATTAAATAATAGTGTATTATATAAATATAACAACAAAGAGTAGAGAACATGATCCAGACTAATACAATATATATTACATATTGGCCGCTATTAAGGGGTATGTCTTGACGTGACTTTTTAAAAAGTTATTTTAAGCAGCCTCTAGTAATTAATTTTATTAGAGGCTTTTTTATGAATTTATGCCGGTCCGCTACAGTTGGAGAGGTAGGTTGGTCTCCAAAACCAATGCTTAGGCTTATAGAGTTCGAATCTCTAGACCGGTGCCAAATATGGGCGGTATGTTACAAGGTGTGACAGGGGACTGTAAATCCTCCGCGGAGACGCACGCCAGGTTCGATTCCTGGACCGCCCACCAAATACTTCTTGACTTCTATAATAGAATGTAGTAAGTTACATGTAATGCAAAACAACAAAGAAGAAATTAATATGAAGAAAAAGATGATCATACTACAAAAAGGTCTATGTAGTGTTTCTATTACTGGATCAAAAAAAGATCCTAAAACACTGTTTGATTTCTGGGAAGACATTGAATGGCAATTTTCAATGGAGTTTGATGGAGATACTGAAGCAGAACAAAAATACCAAGATCTACTCGAAGAAGGCTTTGAAATTTTTGATTAAGGAAATGTTATGAGAACACAACCGCACCAAATTATCCACAGACTTGAAGCAGACAACTCGCGTCTTGCTAAAGAATCTATTATCAAAGACGCAATGACAGAAGGGTTAGATGAATTTTTCAAAGGTGTACAAATGGCACTCGACCCGCTTGTAACATATGGTGTTAAACAGGTTCCAGAGGCAACAGTAAATGGCCAAGGGCTTGCATGGCCAGTGTTTTTAGAACTAGCTAATAAACTTATTGCAAGAGAACTTACAGGACATGCTGCACGAGATGCTATTGAATTAACAATGAATATTGCCACTACTAAGCAATGGAATATGTTTTATCGACGAATCTTAATCAAAGACTTGCGATGCGGCACAAGCGAAAAGACTGTAAACAAAGTAGCCAAGCAGTTTCCACAATATACAATTCCAACATTTACTTGTTCGTTAGCACATGATTCAGCTAAACATGAAAAGAAAATGTCGGGCAAAAAACAAATTGAAATTAAGCTTGACGGTGTACGTGTTATTACTATTGTACGTGGTAATAAAGTAGAAATGTTTAGCCGTAACGGAAAACAGTTCCATAACTTTGGACATATTATTACAGAAATTGAAGCAGTACTAGCAGTTAACCCGGCTCCATATGATTTAGTTTTGGATGGCGAAGTAATGAGTGCAGACTTCCAAGACCTTATGAAGCAACTACATCGTAAAGATGGTAAGCAATCTACTGATGCTGTACTACACTTATTTGATATGCTTCCACTAGATAAATTTAAAGAAGGCACATGGGATAAGCCTCAATCAACTCGTAGTCTTTATACATCGCACTGGGTACGTGATAATGCAGAACAATTGGCGCATGTACAAGCACTTGATTGGGAAGACGTTGACTTGGATACACCAGAAGGGCAAGAACGCTTTGTACAGTTAAATAAAGCAGCCGTAGACGGTGGCTATGAAGGAGTTATGATCAAGGATATCGATGCACCATATGAATGTAAGCGTACACATTCTTGGCTTAAAGCAAAACCATTTATTGAAGTAACGCTGGAGGTAATTGAAGTTGAAGAAGGCACAGGACGAAACAAAGGAAAACTCGGCGCTGTTGTTTGCAGTGGCACGGATGACGGGAAAGACATTAGGGTTAATGTTGGCAGCGGCTTTACGGATGATAACCGATCCAGTTTTTGGTCTAGGCGTGATGCTCTTATTGGTCAGTTGGTGGAAGTTCGGGCCGATGCCATAACACAGAATCAAGATAAAACATATAGTTTAAGATTTCCTAGATTTAAAACATTTCGAGGATTTGAACCAGGTGAGAAGATCTAATGATAAAATGGTATGATACATTAATTACAGTACTATGGGCATGGGTACTCCTTAATCTATTCTTTGTTCCGTACATTGGACCGTTACTTGCATACGGTATGTGGGAAGCATGGGATTACTATTGTAAGTATAGATTATCGCAAGAACATGGTTGACAAAATAGATGTATAACTATATAGTAGTATTAAGTTAAACACACAGAGG